ATACTTTTGCCTGTGACGATTACTGTGCCAGTAAAGAACGTATCACCAGAAGAAGCACCTTCTGGATAAAGTTCGATAGTCAATGATGAGCCTACATCCAGCGCATTTTGCGCTGTATCAGTTTCATCAAAGAAGCACTCGATATTTACAGTATAAGCTGAAAGCCCAGCTTTGTAGCTTCTAAAGCTATCACCCATACTTGTATCTTCGATTACTTCCCCAGTTATATCTAAGGTAAAAGAACGCACCTCAGCAATGGTGTTACCACCTGCGCGAACTAAGCCCTCACTTCCTGCATGGGTCGGCATGATTTACTCTCCTTCAGTTGCAACTTTGTCAGATTTTTTGGGCTTCTGACCTTTACCCTTTTTCGGCTCGTCAACCGAATATCCAAGCCTGATAAGTTTTTGCGCTGTTTCAGCCCAACAAATTATCATATTGCCATCTTTATCATAAACTTTAACTTGTTTCATCTTAAACCGCCGTTTCAACGTCATTTTCTAAAGTAACATAAAGAACCTCTATTGAAAAGCGACCAATGCCTACAGGGTTCTCTCCATCACCATTAAAGTCTGCATCAAATGAAACTACCTTAGTTTCTTTAGCCCTGCCACCTCTAGTAAGGTCTGTTGCCAGGGCTTCTTCTATTTCTACAGCTATTGTATCAAGTGTATTATCTGCATTTGAGTTAGCTGAAACATAAGCTTCAACTGTAACGTCTAGCGTTCTGATTTGTGTCCGTGGCACTTTTAATGTGCCATATTCACTAGCCTCAGACTTTGTGTATATCGCCAATGCTGGCAGTTTAGCTTCTGCTAATGGATAAAATCTTGTCTGGAATACGTTTGAACCAGTAGTGGAAAGCCCTGTCAACGTAGTGGTAATGTTATCTCTTATTAATTTTCTGACGTGCGCCATCAAGCTTCCTCAAGCACCAAGACAGTAACGCCTGTGCCATCACCCTGCACGACACGAATAGTGTAGTTAACGCTGTTAATGTTGATTGTATCACCTTCCGTAGCAGCAGATACGTCTTGCGTCCTGCATGTAAAACGTGGCTGCTCCATTGCAACGGCAACTTCGCCACCTGCTTCAACCTCGAAAAACTCATTGTCAAAAATCCCATTTATTGTAACAGCAGATTGCCCTTGTCTTGTGTAAGAAGCAGCAACGCCGAAATCATCCGCATCAAAGAATATGGCTCTTTCGGTTGCTGTTTCGACTGCCATTACTCATCCTCTGGTGTTTCCAGCTTATTAACAGCCCTGTTTGTTTTCTTTGGCGCAGCTTTCTTAGCCTTTGCTTTTGCCAAGCCTCTAGCTATTAGCTTCTCAGCCTTTGTATCATCAACGTCAATAACGTCACCAGGCATAAGGTTGCCACCAGTGCCGATAAAGCATTTTTCAATAATCTCTATTTTCATAATCAACCTCTAAAAAGGTTGTGGTGGGGACTTAGCCCCCACCACAGTAATTTGCTATTTAAGCAGTGCTAACTTCGTTAGTTACTGCAAAGCTAACAGCATTACGAATTCCCGTATCCATTTCTGCAAGTAGCGTTAACCTGACAGTTCCAGACTTGTCTCCCGAAAATGGGTTCACCATTATACTTGGAGCTCCAAATTGCCCAATTATAAGTTGGGAAAAGTCCCCAAAAATCAATGCACTAGCATCTGTTCCACCATCACCAGGGTTAAGGTTAGAAGGAACATTGCTTGTGAACTCAACTGGATAACCATAAAGATTATTCCACGGATCGTTCAAAAGCATCACACTATCAGTTGAGCCAACTTTAACTGTTGTTGCTAACTTAGACTTAACTTTGGCGTTTGATAAGAAGCCAGCACCAGCATCATTTACAATGCCGTTATCTTCTTCTACCAATTTTACCAAATCAACAATGTCTTGCCATGTGAGAGCAGCAACATCTGTATCGGCTGAAATGTCTAGGTCATTAATACCAGACGTATTCAATATACCTGTTGGCTGTCCTGATGAACCAGAACCTTGTATTGCAAAGAACTCTGTTTTATCAGCAGCAGAACGTAGCAAGTCATCACGAATGATTTGCTCAATGCTTGGCACACTTTCCATCATAAGAAGTCTGGAAACCTCTACAAACGCACCCATTGTGCGTGGCTGTAAAGTAAGTGCGCCATCTGTGCCAGCACCATCGCTAACATCGCCAAGTTCTTCAACAAACCCAGCAGCAGCACCCGTAGCAAGCTTTGGCATTTTGATACGACCTGTCAAACCTGACATAAAGGTTGCACCAAGATTACCAAGAACAAGCTTGTTTCTCAGTGCCTCGATGAACATATCGCCACGATGCTCTTCTGGAACAAAGTCATCAAAGACAACTTCTGAACCTGTTGCGCCAGTTGCAGCAGTAGCTAATGCGCCACGTTGCCCCCACACAAAATCAGGAACATAAAAGCCTTCACCCTGTCTGCCGACTACTCGTGCAATCTCATCATTCATTTCACGTTCAAAGCCAGCTTTGCGGAAGTCACCAGTAACTTGCGCCTGGATCATTCTACCAAGTGAATAGTTACGCTTTTCTGTTACAGGCGCATCAATAACTGCTGCTGGTGTATCAAGTGGCTTTTCATCACCGATAGCATCCAAAAGCTGACCACGGAATACATCTACGCTTACTCCGTCTCTGATAGCCTGTTCGCCAAGATCACGTTTGTTGTGCTTGGCTGCGATAGCAAGAATTTCACTATCGTTCTTACGTGCGGCTCTGACAGCTTCAGCCTTCGCCGCATCAAGGTCAATGCCTTGAGTTTCAGTATTTTCAGACATTCTAATCTCCGTATTATCTGAAGGTTGCAAAGGTTCGGAAACTGATCGTCCAACGCCAACAAGATTTGACTGATCTGCGGGAACGCTAACAATACTAATCTCCATAGGCGTGGTTTTGACACGAACAATATCATCCGCATCGCCTTCACGCTCTACGCGACCATCTATACGATAGCCGACTGATATGTTCGTTCTGATACCATCACGAACATCATCGAACATTTCTGAAGCACGTTGACTTTTACCAAATCTAACAACCGCACGTAAACGCCGTGCATCTTCATCAAGTTCAACTCTCTCGACCACGCCCACCTGGTCATCTAATGAATGACCGACTAAAAGTGGCGCACGACCTGAATTAATAAAATCTAAATTCATGCTTTGACGAGAATGGTCAATTACTTCCATACCAAACTCTCGCTCTACAGGCTCTTCGCTAGACACACCTATACGAACAGTTCTGTTTTTCTCATCAATAGACTTTTCTTCGTCAAGATGACCCATCCGTGTTGACATTGTAAGTCTGTCAATACGCATCTTATCTTTATCTTTTTCTTCATCATCATAATGATATGGTCTAGTTTCATCTGTATGATATGAACTAGCCTCCATATCTTCTTCCATATCATCCATCTTTTTTGCAAAAGTAATGATATAAGCCTCATCTGTTTCCTCGACATTTTGTATGTGTCGCTGTGTAATATCTTCCATATCTCTTTCCTTGCTTGAAAGTGGATGTCCTAATGGTAGCAAATCTTGGTCATGTTTTCCACCCTGAAATCTTCCGTTACGTAGGGCAAACAAAAAACTATTTACTCTCGCATAAGCCCACTGATCGCTGCTTGTCACCCCAGGTCTAACGCTTTGTGGATTTGTATTATAAGCCCCAACCCCTCTTTCAAACACAGCAGCTAATGTTCTTGCGTTAGTTCTCTTAGTTGGATTGTCACCATATTTTTCATTATGCTCGTCTGCTTTATTGCGTAATCCCTTTTGCACTTTTTCCGATAAATCAGACAGACCTCTTTCATCGTCTTTCTTGCCCTCAAGCTTTTTAACCAACTCAAGAATAACATCTTTCATGCCACGTTCTCCTAAAGTGCCAATCACCCCCCATTTGAGTTGACTTACAATACCAGCGACATTCGATTTATTAGGCTCTAAATCACCATCTTTGAATTGCTTACCATCTTGAAAATGTCTAGCCGCCCAAGCTTCACGTTCTTTTATCCAATCTAATGTGCCTTCTGTCTCAACGCCATCCCTAGCTTTAGTCCAGAACTCAAATGCTTCATTGCCTCTAATGTTGCCGCCTAAACGCCAAACCTCATTATTGTTCTCTTTAACCGACAAGGAAAAGTCATAATCAAATTGCGGATAGTTACTATTCCGCAAACTAATCTTTTTATCTTCACCTTTGGTCGGAAAATCAGTCGCCATTCTCAGCACCATCTACATCTGCTTCAGTGGGAAGCTTGCTGCCAAATGGCTCAAACGCCATCTTCAGACCATATCTTTCTGCCATTTCTTTATCGGATTGATGCTGTGCAAAAACATCTTCTACATCTCTGCCATAATTTGCGGCTACATCCGATAGACTAACCATGCCATTTGATAATGCAGCTATGTTAGCATTAATCTCTCTTTGCGGATCGACCCAGGCAAAACCCCTACCACGAAACACGATATTATCAGCAAACTTTGCATACTTATCAATCGGTATAGGAACATCGCCAGCAGTCATTGTGTTTTCTAGCCATGCTCTAAATACAGGCTGACAGAAATGCTCAATCATAAATGATTGCAACATTTTATAATGGTCACGTTCTTCAATAGTGCCTTGACGTATTGACGAATAGCTAACCCCTGTCAAATCATTTGATAAGCTTGTGTAACTAACATTCAATCCAGAAGCTATGCCACGCAATATTGCTTTCTGAAAATCGTCAAAAGTTGTCGTAGGATGATTAGGGTCAATCAGTTTTAAGTCTTGCCCCTCTGGTAATTGGAAGATACTAGCTGGCTCAAAATCAACAATCGGCATATCACTTTCTGTTTCATCATCGCCTACAAAATCTTCACCTGAAGGGCTAGTCAAAACAGCAAACTTTGATGCTGCCGCCCTAGCTGCAACCAGGCTTGCTTCTGCAAAGCCATCTAACATCTTCAGCCCTGTGATTGCTGGTGACATAAACGGCTCACCTCTAGTTTGATGCGTTCTAGCTGGCATGAATAAATGTATCATTTCATCAGCAGGAACTCTGACATGCTCTCTGTTTTTAGGTGTAGCGAAAAAGCTATCATTTGGGTGACTTGTCAAAACATAGTAAGCAACTGGTCTGTGAAAATCATCTAACTCAACACCCATACGTATTTCATTATTGTTCTTTTCATTGCGACCATTCTTTTGATCATCAATCAAATCAGCCTCGATAAACTGTAGGGTAAAGTTGTTCTTATACTTCCTGTTTCTAATCTTCTTGATAAACACTTCGCCATCCCTAGCTAGTGTTTCCGCAACAACTCTTTGACAATCCAACCAACTCAATCGACCTGTTACTTCAGGATTGCCCAATCTACCCCAAGCACGAAACTCATCTTCCATAATTCTGTTGCCAGCTACATCCAGACCGCCATCAGGATTTCTACCTCTTACCTGAAGATTGAAACCTTTTTCGCCAACAACATTTGTTTTTATTAGATTGAGAAACCTCTTGGCATATTCATTGTTACGTGCCAAGTCACGACTTCTATTACGCAACAATGGCAAAGCGTTTTTAAGTTCACTATCTGACGAAAAGCTGCTTGCAGTAAAGTCGCTAAATAATCTACCGCCATTAGCACCAGCATAAGAACGATAAAGTTTTTTATAGCCAGATTTCTTTGGCTGCTCAGAACGATTAAGAAAGTCTAAGATACCCATTAAGAAAACCTTCCCAATATAGTTGCTTTAGTTTTTCTACCATGAGTAATCTGTTCCTTACGTCTTATTTTATTTACTTCTCTCTGGTAATAACTTCGCCATTCTAACAGTTCTTCAATACCAAGCTTAGTTAACGACCTGCCTTGTATTGAGTAGCTTGATACATCACTATCTGCCTTGCCCTCAAGAATACTCTCAATTTTCGTAAGCATAATTTCTGAATGATGTCTTGGGTCAACATTATTGTCGTAGTCAGTGCTTACTTTTAATACGCCACGATCTACAACTATACGTTCATTGTCGCTGTCTCGCTCTATCTCTATTTGATAATGATAATCGCCTACTGTGAAATTTGCGCTTGTCGCAGAAGCTACTGAAAATAAGTAATCATCATCTGATGCGCTTGCAGTAATTGAGAACTCTGTATTTGCGCCAGTTGATATTCTGGCAACAAACTTCATTGTAAAAAGGCTGTTGTCATAATCATTTGAGAACTCAGTAATCTTAAATTGTATGAAATCACCAACGAATAATTCATCAGGAACGCCAACAGGTGCATTAGCTGTATCAAATAAATTAGGCACGAACACCCCCTATAGTAACCTGATTACTACCGCCAACCCTGCACAAAATTAGCCGACTTGCGTTTTCTTTGTCTCCGCTTTGGCTTGGCTTTATCAATATCAAAATCCTCAACGCCTGATTTCGCAGACCTCTGTGCAAGCATATTAACTGATATTCCCATTATATTCAATGCCGCCAAAGCATAGACACGACAATCTAATGCTTCGTTTCTTTCTCTTACCTTAATCCATTCTCTACGATGAAAGCCCTTGTGATATTTCTTGACTACCTTTTCAGCAGTCAACTGCTTGAAATACTCATCATCGTAATGCTGCGGAAAGTGACAATAACCAGCACCAACCTCATTTATCTTGAGCCTAGAATAAATAATCTCTTTGGCTGTATCTACGCCAATAGACCAAAGCTTACACTTCAAGTTGTTATTTGTTGAAGGTCTGCCATTTACTAATGGTTTACCTTCTCCACCAATACCTTTGATAGCAAATATTCTTCTACCTAATCTTGGCTTACAAAATCTGTAAACACTTTG